CAGAGCTTGTAGCTGCAATTCAGAGCTATGTTGAGAACCAATTCCCGGCGACTTACCTTGCCGATGGAAGTTCTGTGTCCCCCACGACGCAGATCAACACGTTCATCAAACAAGCAGAACAACGCATCTACAACTCTGTACAGTTCCCATCAATCAGGAAGAACGTAACTGGAGTTACAACAACAGGCAATAAGTACTTGTCCTGTCCCGGAGACTTCCTGTCTGTCTATTCGCTGGCAGTGATTGATGGTGACGGGAATTATGAGTACCTGTTAAATAAAGATGTTAATTTCATTCGACAGGCATACCCAAATCCAAACGATACAGCCATACCCAAATACTATGGTTTGTTTGGCCCGACAACTTCAAACGACCCAAGCCCCGTTATCACGGATGAACTGACATTCATTCTTGGCCCCACGCCAGATGCAAACTACAACGTAGAACTGCATTACTACTATTACCCAGAATCTATTACGGAGGCGGGAGATGGTCGCACTTGGCTTGGTGACAATTTTGATACTGTTCTTCTTTACGGATCACTTGTAGAGGCATACACCTACATGAAGGGTGAGGCCGACATGCTCCAGTTGTACAACGGCAAGTACATGGAAGCACTAGCTCTGGCTAAACGTCTGGGTGATGGGCTTGAAAGGTCTGACGCATACCGTAGTGGGCAGGCTAGAGCTATGCCTCTACCGCAAAATAATGGGGTTCAGTGATGGCGTTTACGGGAAACTTCTCCTGCAACACACTGCGGTCGGGACTTGCTGACGGCACGATAAACTTTGCCACTGACACTTTCTATCTGGCGCTGTATACCAACACGGCTACCCTAGACCAGACAACAACCGCATATACAGCTACCGGTGAAGCATCCGGGGGAAATTATGTGGCTGGCGGTCAAGTGGTAACGGCTACCGTAAGCAGTCAGACAACATCCAATGGAAGCGTTACCTATGTGGATTTCTCCTCGCCCGCGTGGACGGGGGCTATTACAGCTAGGGGTGCGCTAATCTATACGCCCGGAGACAACGGGGCCGTATGCGTTCTGGACTTTGGTTCAGACAAAACCTCAGTCACATCTTTTACTGTGCAGATGCCAGCAAACACTAGCACCGCTGCACTCATTCGTCTTATTTAAGGAGCAACCATGTTTAGTGGCAAAGCAGAAACTGTAGACAGCGTATCAGCAGGGCTGGTAGCAAAGACCGGGTTTTCCGAAAGTGCCAAAGCTGGTGGTGTATTCCATGTTCAGTGTTTTGATAAAGACGGAAACCTGAAGTGGGAAGAGCAGATGCATAACCTAGTGGTTAGCCAAGGTTTGCAGGACATGAACACCAACTACTTTAAAGGCAGTTCATATAACGCTGTGTTTTATCTTGGTCTGGTTACCGGCCCAAGCTCGGCTACCACTTATGCCGCAGCAGACACTTTGGCTTCTCATGCCGGTTGGACTGAATTCACCAACTATTCTGGCGCAAGGAAGGCAATGACTTTTGGAACCGCTTCCACGGCTACCCCGTCTGTTATTGATACATCTGCATCCCCCGCGCAGTTTTCTATTTCAGGCGCTGGCGGTACGGTAGCTGGGGCGTTTGTCTGTACCGTGTCAAGCGGCACTTCTGGTGTGTTGTTCTCTGAGGCTGATTTCCAGTCACCCGGTGATCGGGTGGTAGTTTCTGGCGATACGCTGAATGTAACTTACACCTTTAGCCTTAATGCCGCATAAGGTAGGCTGTTGTGTTTGGGATAGTCCCATTTGCAACGGCTCCATTCTCAACTCTTGGGGGTGGTACTACATTTGACTCCGATCTAAACGATGCGGCGGCGGTGGCTGACACTGCCTCTTTATTGGTTGATTTTGCTGTTTCCACAGATGAAGCAGTAATCGGGGCTGACCAAATGCAGGTGGCGGCGTCTATATTCAATGCAGACGCATCAGAAGCCGGGGACATATCTGACCAAACAGCGGTCATCGTAGCGTTTAATTCTTCAGTTTCAGAAGAAGTCATCCTATCTGATTCTGCATCTAGTTTAGTAGATATGCTGGCTTCGCTGGCAGACGGTGCTATTGGCACTGATACTACAGAAGTTCTTCCCTCAATATTTAATGCAACCGTCAGTGATGGGGTAAATGCGGCTGATTCCATCTTGGCTTTGGCAGTGTTTTTTGCTACCATGACAGACGGTGCGATTGCAATTGACCAGATGACGGCTAGGTTGTTGTGGGAAGTAATAAATGACGCACAAAACGCTAACTGGGGTCAAATAAATGACGCTCAATCTGCTGGCTGGTCTACCATCAATGATTCGCAGACAACCTCTTGGACAGTAATTAAAACCCAATCGTGAGAATACTATGGCACTTGTTGTAAAAGATAGGGTTAAGGAAACCTCAACCACCACCGGAACCGGGACATTTACGCTTCTTGGGGCATCTTCCGGGTTCCAGTCTTTTGCCGTTATTGGGGACGGCAATGTAACTTATTACACCATTGCTGATCAACAGTCAGGTGATTGGGAGGTTGGTGTTGGAACTTATACCTCTTCAGGCACAACCCTAAGCCGGGATACCGTACTGGAGTCCAGTAACGCTGGGAGTCTGGTCAATTTCTCAGCCGGTCTGAAAGATGTATTTGTAACCTATCCGGCAGAGCGGTCTGTCTATCTGGATACCGCAGGTTCAGCCGTTACGCTCCTCGATATTGGAACCGCAGGGATTGGTACAGCAAATATATCCACAGCAAATATCACCGCTGGAACGGTTTCCACAACTCCGTCATCCGGTACAGATATTGCCAACAAGACTTATGTCGATAGTATCGCCGTTCAGTCTATCCACTATCACGCGCCCGTCAAGTACGAGGTTCCAGACACAACCGGCAATTTAAACGCAACCTACAACAATGGTTCTTCTGGGGTAGGGGCAACTCTGACCAATGCAGGAACTCTGGTAGCGTTTACACCGGATGGAATAGTTGCCAGCGTTAACGACAGGATTCTGATCTATAACCAGACCAATGCAGCGCAGAACGGCGTTTACACGGTTACCACGGTGGGTAGTGGTTCTGTTGCTTGGGTTCTGACGCGAGCCACGGATGCAGACACCTATAATCCTATTAGTCCAACTGCGCTAGGGGGCGGGGATGCGTTCTTTGTCACTTCTGGTAATACCGGAGCCGGTGAGACGTATGTCTGTAATAACACCGGAACCATCACTTTTGGTACGACCGCGATTACATTTGTACAGGTAAGCGCCACACAAGTCTATTCTGCGGGTACAGGGTTAACCCTAACAGGCACACAATTCAGTATTACCCCGGTAGGTACGGCAAGCACCTACGGATCAGCCTCTCAGGTTCCCGTTTTTACGACTAACGCAAGTGGTCAGATATCCAGCGTAACGGACACGGCTATCTCTATTACCGCAGGGGCAGTCTCCGGGCTGGCTCCGTCTGCCACAACAGACACCACAAACGCATCCAACATCACCTCCGGCACGCTGCCTAGCGGACGGCTCTCCGGGTCTTATACGGGTGTTACAGGGGTTGGCACACTGACCGCCGGGACATGGAATGGAAGCACCATAGATGCCTCTTATGGGGGAACCGGGCAAAGTTCTTATTCAACCGGGGACATTCTTTACGCCTCGTCGTCTTCTGCCCTATCAAAGCTATCAGATGTTATTGTTGGTAATGCGCTGGTTTCAGGCGGCGTAGGCACTGCGCCAGCTTGGGGGAAGATTGGGCTTGCTACCCATGTCGATGGAACCCTGCCGATAGCCAACGGCGGTACAGGACAAACGACCGCAGGGGCAGCATTTAATGCCCTATCCCCCATAACCACAACGGGCGACCTGATTGTTGGGAACGGATCAAACAGCGCCACAAGGCTTGCCATCGGCACAAACGGGTACGTCCTGACCTCAAACGGAACGACCGCAGCTTGGTCTGATCTTCCCCCCGCAGGGCTGACATATGTTGTCAAAACATCCAATTACACAGCTTCAAACCTAGAAGGCGTACTGGCAGACACTTCAGGCGGGTCGTTCACGGTAACGCTTCCGGCGACTCCTGTCTTGGGTTATCAGGTTGTAGTGGCAGACGACACAGGATACTGGGGTGTAAACAACCTAAGTATTTCTGGAAACGGAGCAAATATCGCTGGCAGTCCGACCAATCTGGTCTGTGACATTCAAGGGGTAAGTGTCAGTCTGGTCTACAACGGGTCAAACTGGGATGTATATGCCCAAGTAGGAGGAAACG